GTTGTCTTAGTATAGTTTGACATTAGATAGTCCTTCCAATAATAGCCTGTGCAGTGAGTCTCTGAATAGACACTGCTGATCCGTTAATTTCTGATTCAATACCAAGTTGTACTACTTGACCACCACCTGACGCTTGTACTGATGGACGGTTTACCAAGACACCTGCGTTAAACTCACCGATGTTATACTCTGCTATGTTGTACTCAGCAATGATCTGTTCGGCAAGTGTAAATGTTTTCTTACGATAACCAAATGAGTAGTCATAACCCCAGTTGAGTGTTGCCTGAGTGTCACTACCACCGATAATCGTAATCTTCAAGTTCTTCAGTAGCTTCAGGTTAGACGGAGCACCAAAGTCAATGTAGTTGGTAAAGTATGACATGATGTACGTAGAGCCATTGTCAGAGAACCCTTCATAGTCAGCAATACCTTCACTCTTACCAATTAGGAGCGTCCCGTCACGGAGCCTACAGAGAGCTTGAGGGGTGATAGTGTTCCAACGTGTTGCTCTTGCTGACCCGTCCTCTAACGCACTACGCATATCAAAACAATACGTGATACCGTTATCTGGTAGGTGCAAGAGATAAAATGCTTCTTCAGGTGAATACACTGAAATAATGTTTCCTGTTTCACTTAACACAAGTGACATCATCTCTGTACGTACATTTTTAGACAGGTCACGCATCGGTGCAGACTTCTCTTGAATGGTACGTCCTAGGCTTTGTAGACCGTCGTCAGACAAGAAAATAATATCCTTACCTGTCACTTGCACACTGTCACGAGCAATACAACCCACACCAACCACAGTGTCTGACAATTGCATTGTTGCAGGATCATCAGCACCGCTGTAGACAAGGATTTGTGTTTTACCAAAGATGATGAGGAAGTTNTTATGCACCTTGAGTGCTGTTATNTCATCATTNCCGTTGGGCCATACTTTGGATACGTCAATAGATCCAGAGCTACCAGTGTCCCACTTGAATCCAGTGAGTAGGTCTGACCAATATACCGTGGTGTTATCGCTTGACGTTTTGGCAACCCAGAGTCTACCAAAGCCAGACTGAACAATATCACCAGAAGGAACCGTGCCGCTATAGTCTGCATGAGCAGACACTTCATCACACGTTGTACCATCATAGTATACTGGATCAGACCCTTCTCTAAATAGATAAATTACTCCGTTAAGGTTGGCACTATCAAAATTACCATCACTAACGGTGTAACTTGCGGGTGTAATATCAGTAAGCGTTGTGGTTCCTTTGTATATTGCAGTAGCAGAAGCACTAATCACTTCTGTCGTACCGTCATTCTTAATAAATTCACTGATGTGTACAATGTCGTCTGGGTTAGTGTCTGTTAAGTATGTCCAACCCTTACGAGCACCAATACGGCCAAATTGGTCAATCACACAGTTATCAGCTACGAGTGCAAACTGTTCAGACAAGGACGTAGGAGAGTCTTGAGTGTTTAACCCAAAGAAGCCTGGAGCCTGAATTGCAATACTCTGTAGTTGTTTAGCCATTATACAACACCAAAGATAGTTTCATCAGGACTATATCCTGCGTCAAAAGCAATTGCATTAGTTAAATCTTCTTTTGCAAAGATGGCTTGTTCTGCTGCAGACTGACCACCAGTTTCACCACGCTCACGTAGTGCATAAGAATAAGCCCATTGAATAATAGGGGCGTGAGGAATAACAACAGAACTTGTATCTGTTGTTAAATCCCCAGGGCGTATTACAGCATAAACATTAATTGATTTTGTTCCATTTGGTGTTTGATAAAAAGTAATACGAGCATCTCCGTTTGCATCAACACCATTAACAGCATAATATTGAACAGTGCCTTGAGCATTATCTGTGCCAAGATTTAATTCACGGATTCTCTGTAAAGATTCTTGATAAACAATTTGATTGTCTGTTTCATTGTGAACGTATAGGAGTTTAGAACGAACGCCAAAATCTGTTAGTGAATACGTACCTGTTCCGGCCACTGTTGTAATTGCAAACGCATCACGTAATGCTGTCCAATCCCAAGCATCTTCTACTTGACGCTTAGCATCGTTAACAAAATCACCAATCAAAGAAGAATAATCTGTATCTGAAACAGACGCTACTTCTTCCTCACGTAATCGCCTTAAAACAGCATTGACTAATTCTAGGTAGGTCATTTATACACCTCAGTATACAGGATAATTATTTAAATGTCAAGTAAAAGTTCTTGACAACACTTCTCGTGAGAATAATGGTTCATCTAATGGATTGATGTCAAAAGGAGATTGTAAAGATACAATTGTTTCTTCAGCTTCTTTTGCTGCAGGTAATCCAATTTGTAATAATTTACGTAACTCAGGAAGTGGAATTTTAGGAATGTTAATATCTGGCGCATCAATATCAATTCCAAAATCGTCTAATACTGTACCTACATCGGCTACTTCAAAATCTGGAAGATTAACTCCTAAATCAATACCAGATAAATCAATATCGCCTAATGTCATATCACCAATTTGTAAATCACCAATCCGAATACCTGCAAGTTCAGGTAANTCCGGCAATGATCCTAAATCAAAATCTGGAATAGCTCCGGCAATCGCNTTTAACTCACCAATATCAAATGGTAATCGTGCGCTAATGTCGCCTAAGTTTAAACCTAATCCAGGAATTGTTATATCTGAGAAATCAAAATTTGCAATATCGCCAACAGTGAGGTCAAGTCCAGGGATGTTAACATTTGATAACGCTCCTTCAAGTCCTAAATCAATTAATTGTTTGTTTGCAACAGCTTTAGCAATTTCAACGTCACTTGCCCCAGATAAAGCTGCCGCAGCACCGCTTACAGCACCTTGTTGAGCACCTCGTAATAAATCAGACTCAGTGGTAATTCCGCTTGAAATATTTTCACCAATATCTAAAAATGAAGGTTCTAAGCCCGCTTGTTGAGAAAACAACTCAACAGATTGGGGGCTAAACATACCTGTATTATATTTAGTTCCGGCAAGTGTACTAGCTTGATCAAATGCACCCGGCGCAGATGCAAGCATACCTGCGACTTGTAAGCCACTAATTTCATCGCCAGACAGTTTAGTTGTCAGTGCTCCAATAAAAGGAGCAAACGGAGCAGTAGCAGGGTTAAGTGCTAAAGCCATTTGGAATACAGGGTTTTCTAGTATGTCTTGCCCAACGTCTCCAATTCTTTCAAAGAAACTTGTTTGGTATTCTCCTGGATCACCAATCTTAAACGGATTACCGTCTGCTGTTTCTTTACGCAAATTAATCTGAGCTTGGCCTTCTTTGTCAGCTACGTTTGCATTATAGTAATCAAAAAATCCTTGAGGATTTGCCAATGCACTTTCAAGTTCTGTAATCTTTGTAGTGTCGCCTGATTCACGAGCTTGATCTAATGCTTCCAAACCTTCAGCATAGGCTTGAGCACCTACTGAATAGTTGTACGCTGCTGTTTTATCATCAGTAGANCCGTATCCAATTTGCTCAATTAACTCTTCTTGAACAGGTATGTCAGATTTACGAGCTAAATACAAAAACTCACCNTAGGCTCCTAAGTCACCTTCAGTTGCTCTTGTAATTAAATTATTAACAGTGTTTACATTTTGAATTTTCTTTTCTTCTGACGATGCTAAAGATGTTGCTACATTTTGTAATACGGTGGTACTATCTGCACCGCTTTGCAGCCCTGTTTTAATTTCATCAGAAAAATAATTTAACCCTTCTTCATCAGGCGCACGTTGTAATACTTGATTATATAAAGATGCTGTAGCTGACTTGACCGGATCTACCTCTTGAGCATCTGGAGAAGTGGCAATAGCTATTTTAGCTTGATCTAATGATAAATTACCTGTATTAACTTCATCTTTCCAATATTGTAATCCTTCAGCATCTGCGTCTCTTTCTAAATACGTGCCGTAGGTATCTTTAAGATCTTTGGTAATTTTTGCTTCTTGAGAGTTAGCAATTGCATTTTTAGCTTGATCTAGTGTAAGACGCCCTGCCTCTACTTCGTTTGTCCAATAATTAAGACCGTCGGAATCCGGAGTACGTGATAAACTAGATTGATATTGCTGTGCAATTTGTTCTGAGATTGAAGCCATCTATTTCACCACTTTTTACAAGACCAATAACGGGCTGTTAATTTACTAGGAGGATTGGTGTCACATTTGTGACGAGCACGGAAGCTTTTACGACGTGCAGGTTGATCTTTTTTAATTGTCATGTTGGGATCACCAAAGCGTATCGTCTTTGTCTTGTCACCTTCTTTAGCAACAACCACAAACTTCTTACTACCGCCCGGAGTACGCTTAGGCTTGTTATACCCTGATACACCTGCTCTAGCTAACTTTGGGTCTTTAGACTTTGGCATTTAGCCCCCTTGAATCACATCGTTTTCTTCAATGATAGACACTAAACAAGTAGCACTTGATGAGGCTTTTGCTTTGATAATGTCGCCTTCTTTCATGTTGATAAACTCGTAGTAGTCACCACCAATCTGTAGAAACTCATTAGAGCCTAATGAATAACTACTAAGTACCTGAAGTGTTGCAGTCTCTGAAGAATCATAAAATTGAACATCTACGCTAATCGTAGAACCCGCAGTGTCTGTAATAAACAACACACGCCACTCAGCACGTTTACCTGTAGGAACAGTGTAGATGTCTTGGTATGATGTTGTTAGGGCTTTACCAAAGGTTTTCTTGATGCTCATTTCTTTTTGCCCCAACTCACACGCTTAGAGGATGTCTTCTTCTTCATGGCTGTCTTAGCACCTGCGGCTTTACAAGCGGCCTTAGTTGGTCTACAGGCAGGG